GAAGCCGGAATAAGTTTCTGACAGTATTTCAATGGTTCCGCTGCAGGTAATCCACTGTGTCATTTCAACCATTTTCCCATCTGTATATTTATAAAGCTGATAATAATATCCTGACCCACCAAGCAACGTAATAATGGTATCCACTGGCGTTTCTATATAATCGGTTGCTATTCGCATCGACTGGGAGTCCCCTAATTTCTGGAATGTCGATCCAGCTGTTTCCAGTATCTGCCCGATCTCCCAGTTTGGATCCGGATATTCGTACTGCATGACAGTAATGGTGCAGACTGTCTTATAATTTCCGCAGACAACTGTAATATCAACGCTTCCTTTTCTTCCAGTCAGTGTTACCGTTCCTTCTGTGACGCTGGCAAGTTCTTCATTATTGCTGATCCACCGGACCTTCTGCGTGCAGTCCTGCGGTTCCACGACTGCAATCAGCTCGATCTTGCCTTTTCCATATGCTTCGATAGCGGTCCGATCCAGGCTGATTCCTGTACAGATAACTTCGGATGTTTTGAACTCTTCAAGCTTTACACTTCCGATCAGCGTATCCGAAAGGTACAATCCTACCGTCTGGCCATTTACTGCCCTGAGATCCAGCTTAGTGAGCACTGCTCCAATGATACTGTCCGGCGTGATGGTGTCCCCTTCTTCTGTCTCCTCAAACAGCACAATGTTTTCCGGTACTTCCGGAAGTGTGGCATCCGCATATTTCTTAACGATATCCTGCACGGTATCTTCCTTCACGGTTTCCTTTAATTCTTCTTTCATGCTTCCGACATCGCTCTTTAAATCTGCCACATCGCTTTCCACATTCACAATCTTTTCTGATTCGCCCTGGATCTTCTTGACCGCAGTCACCGCTTCATCTTTTGCATCCACTGCTTCTTTTTTTGCGGTGTTGGCTTCTTTTGCGGCTTCCTCTGCTGTTTTTTGAGCCGCTTCTGCAGAACCTTTTGCGGTTTCTGCCTTATCTGCTGCATTTTTCACTGCTGCAATCACCTGTTTATAGGTAGTATCATCTTCTTCTGGTGTACCATGCATTTCCGGTTTCGGTCTTGCCCGGACGTTCATGGCAATCTTATGCTCTGTCTTTCCGGAAACAGCATCTTCCACATATATGAACGTATAGATCACATAATCATGTGACGCTCCGTTTCCCTCCAGCAGTGTATCTGGGATAGGTACCTCAGTGACCCCCTCTTTCGTCACACCAATCCTGGTGACTGTTTCGCCGATCCGCTCTGTTGTCGAAAACTGAACCTCGACCGCCGCCGGGATCTTCACGCCCTGGATCCGCAGTGTCTGTCCGTAATCCCACTGCCACAGATCACTGACTGCCTGGCAGTAATGCTGCCCTGCATCTATGATTGCTGTTATCATGTTTTTCTCACCTGCTTTCTACGAAAATGTCAGTTTCAGTGCCGCATGCACACCACACGGTGCATTATTGACTGCGTTGGTTGTGTTCGGCATAGTGGCTGCAACAGAAACCATGTTTCGGTTAATAACGCCACGGTAGGACGATGCCGCTACCAGCGTGGATGCATTCCCGCCGTAAACATAATTACCGTTCTGCCGGATCTGCAGTCCAGTTGCTGATTCTATCTTGACAGAACTGCAACCGACAATCGGTGTCGATACCGGGATGCAGAACTGCACTTCCTGTCCCATTGATGTCACATAACCAGCCGTGAAACATTCAACGGTTATGCTGTCGCCCTTGGTCAGGATATTCATGTTTCCGACCACGTACCAGTATGATCCGCTGTAGACCAATTCCAGGACTGTATACTGCTCGATCAGTTCTGCCGGGATATTGCTGTTTTTATAGTAGATCGGTTTAGCTCCGGTAGCATTAACGTTCAGTGTTGGATTTGTGGCCGTGTTGGCGTAGTTGAAACGTACACAGACTCTTGCACCTGCAACCAGCTCAAAACCTGACAGGCTGACCGTTTTTGCCGCTGTTGATGCTGATGTATAGCAGTTTGCATAATTTCCAACTAATGTATTCACGTCTACTGCTATACCGTTGCAATTACAGTATGTCTTTCCGTTACTCGCAACACGCAACCTAGGCGTATTAATATAGCCATTGTTCAGATCTATAAGAAATCCACTGCTTGGAAATGATTCTCCAGAAGAACCGCTATAATTTCCGGATTTTAGTACACCTTTTTGGAATGTACCGAGATTATCACTGATAGCAACTATACCGTCATTTTCCAGATCTTTTGCATCTACAGTCTGTACATTTGACACGGAAAATGGGCTTGGTTCTGTATCAAGATCTTCCACCTGTTCGACTTGAATCCCAGAAACTATAAACAAAGCAGCTTCCATATAACCAAAACCTAATGCTATATATGGAAAATCTTTAACGCACGTGTATTTTATTGTTTTCCTTTCCCATTGCAAACCACAAAAAACATATTCACCTTTCTTAGATGCTAAGATATTTCCATTATACAAATGGCTACGTTCTTTGCTTTCCCATATCAAAAACTCAATTCCTCTGTTTTCTGATTCAGAAAGATAAGGACATCTTATATAAAAAGAAATCAGGTACTTTTTCCCAGGAATTAAGGTTATGAAACCATCATGTTTTTTACTGCTCCCTAAAATAAATCCATTTTTTGATTGCAAGATTTCTGTTGTTTCTCTTCCGTCAAGCCATAGTGCATTGGTCCCGGGAACGTTAGGTGCTTGTGCAAAAAATGATCCTCCACATTCTTTTACTTCTGTTGCTACCTTTACTTGATAGTCTTCAAAATATGAAAGCAATGTACTTCCCGTGATTGTTGCAAAATTATCATATCCAAGATTATATAAATTACTGTTTAATCCAAAAGTTAATTTATCTACGCTGATTGCACCTGCTGCTATCTTATCTGCACTGATTGCACCTGCCTTGATTTTTTCTGCTGTCACGCTGCCTGCTGCCAGTTCGCCTGTGGTAATGGCACCTGTTGCAATTTTATTTGCTGTGATGGTCTTTCCCGCAATTTCATTGGCAGTAATGGCACCTGCCACAATCTTATCTGCAGTTATGCTTCTCTTGGTCAGTACATCACCATCTATCGTATTTACATTCTGAGATACCAGTTCACCTGCATTATTGATTGCATAGATGATCGAATTCTTATCGCCACAGATGATCAGCCTTTCCACCGATAATGTACCGGCAGTGATTTTGTTGGCTGTCAGCTCCACTATTTTCGCATCGGTAATAGATCCGTCTGCAATTTGAGCAGAACCTACAACACCGACACCTATCATTGCGGTTGTAATACTTCCGTTTTTGATATTTGCAAGATCTATCTTTGCATAATTTGCATCTAACGAACCAAGAACCGCATTTACAGCTTCAAGACTTCTGGTTATTACCACCTTGTAATCTGCTAAATTTCCGGAAATATTATCAATTCTGGCATTCGCTGCATCCAGATCTTTTACATTTGCCTTATCTGTTTTTATTATTTTGATTTCTGCCTCATCAGCTGTCAGTCGTCCACTGATATCCACGTTTTCTGCCTGTAGTTGTTTTATATCGGCCTCACCGACATCTAATCTTTTGGCTGTCAGATCTGCAAATTCACCGTAACTTGCACTCATTTTATCGAATGTAGCTTTTGTTGCTTTCAAATCATCGAAGCTTGCCTTCTGTCCTATGATTTCTTTCGCTGCAACCAATTCTATGTTCAGCCGTTCAATCGCCTGTGCTGTTGGTCCTTTACTGCTACTTATGCTCCCGGATTCAATTTCCGTTTTTCCCTGACTTTCAATTTCTGTAATTAATCCACCATCATAATCCATCGACAGCTTCATAATCGGGATCTTAATTTTTCCTCCGTATTTATCGTGAATAGTAACGATATCTCCTATGTCAAGACGTGGATCTCCAAGAAAAGATACCGAAGCAGGCTGAAAAGTAAAATCTTTCAGCTGATTGCAAATTTTATCAAGGACGGGCTGCGTCATAACCGGATTCTCAATCTGTATTCCTACAGTGCCCACGCCGGAAAGTAATGTTGCGGTTGCCGTATCGCACTGGATTCTGCCAAGCTTGAACAGACTTTCGCTTTTTTTTAGATCATCATAATATCTGGATGCAGATATTTCATAATCCGCCTGTTTATACCAACGAAGTTCAATTTCACCATTTCGATTAATGACACAATATTTTCCATAGAACTGTGCAACATATCCCAGTGCATCCTGCATGGTATATCCGTCGAATGGGTTTACATAATTCCCTTGTGTGATTTCATTGCCTTCGTCATCATACGTTGTTTCCGTTTCTTTCCAACGCTTCGGAATTTTGACACCGGACGGGAGATTATCAATGCTGCTTGCAAGCGGTACTCCGGACATGTTGCTAATCTCTTTCAGCACTTCTTTTCCGTCTGCTGGGTATTCCAATTTACTTACATATGCTTTTGAAAACTTCACATACATCCTGTCATATGCACAAAAATTGATAATTCCGTCATCATTATTCACTTTTTCCGGTGTGAATTTTCCAAGGTCACAGTATATATACTCCGTACCGAACAATACGCCAATCTGTAACGTTATTTCTTTACTTTCGAGAGAAATGGTTGTTGCTTCCATTTTGACTTGTACACTGGCTGCCACAGCTCCGCCGATACTGATATGAGCAGAATTGTTCGAGGCAGCATGAAGTGCAAAACTTTTGATACCCTCAAAAATATCTTTCCCCAGAACGACTCTTGCCTTAAATGTTCTGCTGTCCTGCTCTACTGCATTTTTGAATATTTCATTAACTTGAAGCATTTTGTACCTCCCTCCTGATGATTATTTTTCAATCAGGTTTACCGTGACACCTACATACCGTGGCTTCCCCCCGACATAGGTGTATACCGGACACGTAAGATCGCCTGCATACATATTTACTGTAATGTTCTTTCCAGTCTTAGGACTTCGGAAAGTTACATTGAAAAAAGCTGGTTCAACAGCCGCTTCTACTATTGCCATCTGTGCATCTGTAAGCGGCAGGAATTCGATTTCCAATTTCCACTTCAGTCCGATAATATCGCCGGTCATTGTTCCATCTGCTCCACGCCCTGCATTTTTCGACCAGATCTTATTTCGTGAAATTTTCAGACCATTTAACTTCGGTTCCGGCATGGCAACGCCGCCGATCGTGATGGATGCGGCCATTTTTGTCACCTCATTTCTTCAAAAAGTACCGCCCTTTCGGACGGTACCGGTTAAACCAATATCGGGCATACGCCTGTCGATTTGGTTCTGTGATTGATTTCTTCTACGACTACGTCTGTGACCTTTCGACCGCCAACGTAAATATTGAATGTAGGGGTAGACTGTGCTCCGTCAACCGCTTTCATCGCTGAAACAACTGCTGAATACACACCCGCTGCCACGGACGATACAATCTGGTTATTGTTCATAACAGCTGTATGGCCACCGATTGTTCCTACCAATTCCGGTCCCGCTTCTCTCGCTATGAACATTTGACCTGTTCCCGGTGATCCACCAGCTGCATACGCCGCTATATTATGCCAACGTCCGCCTGAATACAGACCGCCAGTAGCTTTTTGCGTTGGGTTATAAGTCACTCTGACTTTTCTAAGTGGATCAACAATATCTTGAACTTTCTGTTGGATTTCGTTCATGTTGGCAATTTGTACATGCAATGGTACTGTTCTGCTGGCTCCCCATGCATTTTGTACACTGTTTGCCAGACTCGATATGGAGTTTGATACATAAGCAACCACTCCAACTTTTTTTGACCTCTCTTTTAGCTTGTTCCATCCTGTTTTCACAGTATTGGCAAGTGTTTTTGCTTTTGTTTTTACTGTGGCAGTAACGGAAAGTGCTTTGTTTTTCGCATTTCCCCAGGATTTCTGCAATCCATTCCACAGTCCTGTTGCACCGTCTTTAATGGTCGCACCAACTTCGAATACTTTATTGCCCAATTTGCCCCAAGCATCTTTAAAACCACTCCAGAGATCTGATGCTTTGTCTTTAATGGCCGCACCAACCTCCAGCACTTTGTCACCCAGATTATCCCAGGCATCTTTAATGCCGCTCCAGATTTTTTTTGCAATTTCTGCAATATTTCCTGGAATATCCGCAATGCCTTGCAATAATCCTGCAATACATTGTTTTCCTAAATCCGCAAATACTGTTGAAGGTGAATGAATGCCGAATGCTTTCTTAAAACCATCGACAAATGGATCTAAAATATTTTCCTTTATCCAATTCCCTACGTTTTCGAGTGCGTCCGTAATTCCTTTAAATATGCCTTTTACGAGGCTTCCACCGCACTCGTCTTTTTTCTCCATGAAGTAATTGTAGATTTCACCTGGAATATCCCCCAGCAATCCGGCCACAAAAGCTGCTGCTCCACCTGCAATACTTCCTGCTGCTTCGGCCGCTTTCTGCAAGATTCCTTTCCAGTCAATGGCCAGGATTGCAGTCTTAACAGATTCTCCAAGATTCTTCCAATCTACATTCTGCACTGCTTCGCAGAAAGATGTGAGAAGACCTTTCATCGTGTCGGATGCAGTTTTTCCAAGCATCGACCAGTCTATGTTTTTGATGGTGCTGTCAATAGTTTCTCCGACAGATTTTCCTAATTTACTCCAGTCAAAATTGGTCACAAAGGTAGAGGCTGTCCCTACTGCAGTGTTTATGCCTTCTGCAATTGTCTTTCCTACAAGTCTCCAATCCGTTCCTTCCATGAAACCGTTCAAGAATGTTGCTACTGATTTTGCAATCTTATTGCAGGTCTTTTTGATGTCATCCCATGGGATATTTTCAAGGGCCGCATTAAGCTTCTGTCCGGCAATTTTTCCTATTTCCGTGAAATCTGCGTTTGCCCATGCATCCTTGATCATCTGGGCGAAATTTGCATATTTATTTGTAACTTCGTTCTCTTCGAAACTTCCGCCGTCACTTCCGGATGATCCACCAGAACTGCTTTTGCTGTCATCATCCAGCTTATTGATCTCATCAAACCCCATCAGGGATTTTTTGACCTTATCCGCCGCATTGGCTGCAGAATCACCGGTCTTGTCCAGACTGGCGGCATAATCTTTCTGCACCTTAGAGGCAGTAGTGTATGTCTTCTGCCCGGTAAGAGCTGCAAAGAACTGCCCAACAACATTGCATGCCTGCACCAGATAATTTATCAGCGTTGATAATGCCGGTGTGATCGTATTGAGAATCGGGGAAAATGCAGTCGCAAGGCTGTTTTTCAACTGCTGCAATCCGCCTGATAATTCTGAAAGATTTGCGTTTGTTTCGCTGTTCTTCTTTGCAAGGTTCTTGAAACCATCTACCAGGGCATTTCGAAGCTTGCTGAACAATACATACATACTTCGAATACCAAGACCGTATTTGAGTAATTTTCCAATTCCGCCACTGATAGCATTGTTTCCTTGCTTGATTCCTCCGGCAAATTTCCGGATTCCTGGCAATCCGGTTGTGAACTTTTTAAGTAATGCCCCGAATGCACCGGATGCTGTTTTTATAGCGGGACCGACACCTTTCATAACAGCACTCATAGCTTTAAATGCTCTCGAGCCGATATATGCAGCACTGGACGCAACCTGACCGACGACCGGAATACTCTGGATTGCAGACACTGCAGCTGCCTGGGCCTGTCTGATGCTTGCTGTCATATCTTCAAATGCTGCTTTTGCTGTCGCTCCCATGGTCGCAAATACACTTCCGTCCGCAAGATGCGGTGTCTGGATATCTGTACCACTGTTCTCCATACTTCTTCGTTCGGCATTATATTCTCGCAGTCGGTTCGTAAGATCTGAAAGTGCAACTCCATCCCTCTGATATTGTTCAGACTCCTGCAAGTTGGAGCCATCCAGCAACATAGAACTTCTGAGGTCTTTGTATTCTTTCAATTTGTTCCGCATGATAGACAGCTGGTTTGTGTTCTCACGGTACTGATCCGTCGGTATCATTGCTTTTCCGTTATCCTCAAGGTCTTTCATTTCACCTTTTAGATATTTCATTTCCGTTTCAACTTCTTTGATTTGCTCCGTCAGACCAGTCATTGCACCACCGTCGCCAGGCTTAAATCCGAGATCCAACCATTCTCTTTGCTTCACAATTAACTTCTCAAGTCTTGCCTGTGCATCTTCATAATGAGCCTTCACTTCGCTGTAATCAGCACTCGGAACCGTCGCTTTTCCTGCTGCCTCTAATGCCTTCTGCTTTTCTTCCAGCTTTGCGTAAGCGGATTCGGTCTTTGCAATATTGGCTTCCAGGTCTTTAAACTCCTGTGTTGGCACAAAACGCTTGCTCGCATCCATGCTGTTCATTTTCTGGATCAGTTTTTCCTGCTCCATCTCTGTTTTTGCAATAGTATTGCATAACTGTTCATATTCTGGATTGTATACACGGATGCCTGCTGCGACCTGTGCTTCCCTGACATAGTCTCTTATCTGTCCGGTAGCTTGCTTCCAGATCGTACCATTGACCATATCTTTCCAGGAACTTTTTATAAGGTTCTGCATATTTTGAATCATTTGCATATTTTCGCTCATTGTCTGGCGAACTGGTTCCTGAGTTTCATTCATGCTGTTGTTGATATCTGCGGCTGTACTTCTGACAATATCTTCTGTCTCTTTTGCCGACTGTCTCAGATCATCATTCTGAAACACTGGTTGTGACTGCTGCACCGCATCCTGCATATTCTTAATAGCTTTTACGGAACTGTCCGTATTCAATGCATCTTCCGGTGTTTGCAACTCACTCAGGCTCTTTTTAACGTTTCTCATCGCCTCCGACAGTTCGGCACTTGCCGCACTGCCAGGCGTTTCGATTTTTGATGTGCTGGTGTTCATCTGAGAAACTGTGTTATTCACAACGCTTGTAGCTTCTCTCATTGCCTGTTTCAGTTTTGCGTTGTTTGCCTCAATGATGACTTTCATTCTGTGCAGTGTATCACTCAATGTTCACACCTCCTTCCCTTTTCACTATTTCTTATTGATGTCTTCGTCTGTTGAACTCTGCGGCATATAAGCGGCGGTTTTCGGCAGCTGTTACAACCTGTTCTTCTTGCTTGCTTTCCTCGAACTGTTCTCGTTCTTCCCTGAACAGTTCCGGGTAGAAGTCCCATGGTTTGCGTGCTTTGTTTTCTGAATTCAAATACCTGCCGATATGCTCTGCGATGCTTTCCGCCTGTATGAACTGCTGCAGGATCTTAATCTTTGCACGCCGTCCATAACTCCGAATGCAGTCGTGGACTTCCGGGATAGACATATTCCAGAAGTCCTGCACTTTGATTCCTGCATCCAATGCATCTTCGTATAGTTTCCAGATTTCTTCGGTGACTGTTTCTGTTACAGGATCACATCTGCCTGATCCAGATCTTTCATCAGGCTCTCTGCCATCGCCGGTGTAAAAAAACCGGATACCGCCATAGTCGGCATAATTACTTTTGCCATGAAATCAAACTGATTGCCGCCTTCTTCCAGCCACTTGTCGTACAGCTTTGTTACTTTGTCGAACGTTGTACCGTGTTCCCATGGCTCGATAGCTGCCTGGGCAATCGTCAGCATAACACCAAGCGGCGGAATATCATTCGCCGTTACCAGCGTCATAATATTGGTACGGTATTTGTTTTCCAGTTTTGTGATCATACCGGTATTAAGTTTCATTTTGTGCTGTACACCTGCCACTTCCCAGTAATGAAATGGTGGTCTTTTTTTCTTTGCTTCTTCGATAGATGTTACTTTTTCTGTTTCTTCTTTCTGGAATTCTTCATCCAGTCCTTCTAATCTTTCCATTGATCGCCCCTCCTTATGACGGATCTGTAACTTTCAGATCACTGCAGATTGTCATCTTTGCTTCTACTTCAACAACTCCGTTCACACCGCCGCCCGTACGTTTTACAGACACTTCTGCGTCATATTCCGTGGTTGTGCCATCACTTAATGTTTCCTTGAAGCTAAGTACATCCCCATTTTCCTGTGCCTGTCTCAGGACACGATATGTACTGGTCGCACTCTTATTTTCATACTTGAATTTGTATGTCATGTCACCAAGATCACCAATACCGTTCTCGTACTGCTTGTTTTTATCTTTCAGGCCGGTGTTTTCTACTTTTTCCGGTTCAATGCCACAGTCTGGAATTTCTTTCAGTCCCTGAAGTTCTTTATAAGCATCAGATGCATCGCTTTTTTTCTTGTATTCAAGTTTTGCTCCATTTGCCAGCATATTCTTCACGCTCCTTTTCTAGTTCGGCCAGAATACTTCTTCTGACCCCATATCAATGATTGCTTCATATCTCATTACTTTATGTTTCAACCCAGATGGATCCGGGGTGTCCTGACACAGGGTACGCACCAGCCCAAGTGCTGCCAGTGCCTTGTCTACCTTGAGTGCAGATTCGGACGTAGAGCGGTTATGCCAGATATCTACACGATATCGTACATAGCTCTTTTCCTCTCCCTGTGCGGTATGTTCATATACCTTGTTATCTTCTTCGGTGTACTGCACTGCTGGAAGCTCTGCCCAGTCTTTTGGGTACTGGTCCGTTACATTCCCGAACGCTCCGGCAAGTGCGGAATAGATCTGATCTTTTACGTTTTTCATAAATTCTTTTCGATTGCCTCCTCAAAATAATGTGCAATTTCCAGTTCATTGTTTTTTAGTGCCGGATATAAAAATGGTTGTGCAGCCTGTCCGGTACACTGGTAGAATCGGCCGTCCGGCGTATCCACATAAAACCACTTATACTTTTCGGCCGTCTTCCGCCCGATCATGCTTTCGTGGATCCACCAGGGCGACTGTACATAGGCATAGGCAACATCCGGTGATATCCCCGCGTGTTGCTTCTGACCTTTGGGGCCTGTGCCAAATTCTACATATTGTGCATACTTTTTGTTGGTGTAACAGATTCCTACAATCTTTTCGCTCCCGGTTTCTATCGCCGTGTATATACTCCCCCTCAATTCCCCATCATTTACCGGGCATCTTGTTTTCGCCTCAGCCTGCACTGTTTTGATACTTTTTGATACTGCATCATACATATTCACCGCTGCCGTTTTTTGAAACGCATCCGTAATTTCTTTTTTACCGATGATCACAGTTTTTCCACCTCCAGCGTAAGATAGGTGTAAGGATAAATGGCAACGACCTTATAATCCGGATCATTGCCGCCGTTTACAGAAATACCGTCATTTACAGATACCGTCATACCTTCCTGAAACCGATATGACGGTTTGCCATTCTTGCCCGGTACTTCCGCATATTTCCCGTCAATCCTCAGGTTTCGGATAAGTGGAAGCCTGCTGCCATACATTTCTGCCTGTACTTTTCCACCGGCTGTCCACATTTCCGCCCGAAAACAAGAAGGCGGAGCATATTCTGTATATGTTCCACCCTCTGCATCTTTTTTCTGCACCACCTGGAAATGTTTGAATTCTCGAAGCCTATTCCTTTTCAGCCTCATAAGTTACACCTCCTACACGTGCCAGCCGATACCGGTTCAGCACATCATAGATCTGTTTTGGTGCATTATCGAAGTTGTAAGATTCCCCTGCACCGGTTCTTGAAGATTCCCCCTCTGTTCCCATGCGGTTGATAGCGATCACGGCAAGATCACGCACCGTTTTCTTAAGTCCCGGGATCATCTTCTTTCGTCCGGTATACGCCAGCACCCAGTCTGTCGCATCTTCCAGGACAACTTCCACCAGCTCTTCATCTCTTTCGCCAGTCAGAATTTTGATTCTCTCAAAATCAGTCACTTAAATCACTTCCTTCAGAGCCGTCAAGAGCTCTTCTTTCGTAAGGCTTGAATAACCTTCCAAGCCTTTCTCTTTCGCCAGTACTTTCAACTGGTTTACCGTCATTGTATCCAGATTCACACCAAAAACAGACACTTTTGACCCATCCGCAGAAGGTTCCATTTCCCGAAACCCGTCTGCTTTTAATTTTGCGATCATTGCCTCTGCATTGGCAATCCGCTCAACATTTTCTCTAATCAGTCTCATCTGTCATACCCTCCTAGGCGTTTGCATCTTTGATGTTCACAAACACGCTGTCCAGTTTGTTGTCCAGAATCCACAGGTCATGATAACGGCGATAATCCATTGCCCATGCATTTGCATTCTGATTTGTCAACGGGTCAAAGATACGCATAATATCCTGTTTTGTAATTGCAATTGGTGTTGTTCTTGGAATTACCAGGAAATTGATATCTTTCGCCTTTGATCCTTTTGTATATCCGCCTGCTTCCTGACCGCCGGTTTTTCCATCGTATACAGTAATGGCAGTGTACATTCTGTTTGTAGGTGTTGAAATAATCGGAACGTTATCGATTCCTGGAACCGTGGTATTGATGCCGCCCTGTGAAAACGTAGTATCTCTGATTTTTCCTGCAAGTTCCAACTCCAGCTCCATCAGAAAGTCTGGTGTTGCATGAATTACAAGCGGACCGTTATAGCTTGAACGTACCGCTTTGATACCCTCTTTCACTTTTCTAAGTGCAGAAGTACCAGTTCCTCCTGGTGTATAGTTATACTCGACCATACCGGCTTTATTGGCTGTGATCACTTCTGAGGCAATCTTAGAGATACGGTAAGCATCAATCTCCGGGATAACCTGTGTTCTCTGAAATTCCGCCATAATTGCTGCCGCAGTCGGGATAAAATTGCTTTCATCCACATCCATCGGATCAATCTGGAATTTGCGTCCACGGTCCTGCGTCATTTTTCTGGTTTCATACTCCAGAGTTACGCTTCCCTGCTGGTAGCCATTGTCACGGTCATAATCTCCCATGCCCTGAACCGACATTTTCGGAATCTTAACCTCTGCACCACCGTTATATTTTACCTGTCCGGCGTTTGCATCCATCCAGCCGGTCACTGCATCCTGTACAGCGATTTTGTCGAGTTGCTGCTGAAAAATCGTAGCTGCTGCTAATGTGTTAATTGCCATTTATATCATCTTCCTTTCTGTTCTCAGAACCCTCTTGCCATGGCTGCCTCGATCTGTTTTTCAAGACTGTTTTCACCTTCCGGTGCTTTCTTTGGCGGCGTTCCACCTTTCAGGCGTTCATTTACTGCTGCTTCTACCGCTTCCTGAAATGCTTTTTCCACTGCACTGATAGAGTCATTACAAGTGTCTGCATCTGCATAATTCAATACTTCTGCCAGGCTTACCGGCAGTTTCTTTTCCGCCAGAGTATTCTTAGCTTCTGCCATCAGTTCTTTTCTTGTGATCACAGCCTCACGATCCGAAAGCTCTTTTTCTTTTTTCTGCTGCATGTACGCAGCTTTTTCCTCTTTGTTCATTTTTGCAAGCTTCTCTGCTTCAGAAAGTCTATCATCCGTAAGAGCCTGCCATTTCTGCTGTGCATTACTTACTGCCGTATCAATCGCTTTCTGCACACGGCGGTCGAATTCTGCCTGATTTCCCTCTCCTTTCAAGAAATCATCGAAACTCATCGGTTCTGTGCCTGCTCCCGGTTCTCCTTCGCCGCCTGTTCCGGATCCACCGCCATTGCCGCCTTCATCAGCCCCAGCACCGTCTCCTTCTGCAAAAATCTGCAATCTCATTGGCACTTTGCAGTTGCATACAAAAAATCTGTTTTTCATCTTTCTATCCTTTCCGCCCAGCCTATCCGTTCTCACGTCCGGGCCATTCGTGTTTTATGGATCATCCTGCTTCTTTTACGTCTGGCAGAAAAAGACATAAAAATAAGACACCTGACCCCGTGCCTTAAAGGGAGATACCTGGATCACCGCCTTTCTACGGATAACCGTCTGCCGTTGAACTGTACCGTGTCGCCAATCTGTGCCACTTCATCGCCAATCTTCACCCCCTTCAACTCTGCGTGTCCGTCAATGTCCTGGTATAAGAATTTGATTGTCTTGTAATTGATCCGGCTCGCCAGCCAGTTCGGTGCAAGCCTGTCTGCGTCTTTTGTGACGGTGTAATGCTGCTCACTCTTCATAGATAATATCCAGACCGTAGGCAGTTGCCGCTTCGTGCTCAATGCGACAACCTCTTGCCTCTTCCCAGCCTTTGCAGAAATAAGCAGCATGACAAAGGCTCATGTTTTCCAGTGATTTCGCAAGAAAACATAATGGAATCTGTACAACCCCACGTTCTTCCATAGATTTTCTACTATACCATTCATCCGTGAAAAGAGTATTTACAATTTCATATCCTTTTTCCTCTAAAACTGCAATTGCCTTTTCTCTGGTTGCCTTAATTTCTTCCTCGCTCTTCCCAGCCATTGGCTGTGATAACATTGCTTTCATTCGCTTATTCCTCCTCATGACATTTATTGTGCACTTTCTTGTACACATCTTCGTAAAGTTCCTGCTTATCACCGTTGTATGTATACTCTGCATAGATACCATCACCGCTCACCGTAGTAGATACAAGACACTTGTAATTCTGTAAAGTCTTGCAGCTCCATACTACGAATACGTTAGATAAGTCAATTGGTGGCATTAACGGTGTATCAGCAAAACCATTCTCGTTGTACCAATCAACCAGTTTCTTTTTACAAACGCTTTCAAAATGTGCCATCCCTGTGATGATCATGTTCTTATCCTCGCTTTCCACATTTAATGCATTTCCGTTCATAAGTGCCAGATTTATGATTATACCGTTTTCTGTACTTATGTTTACAAAAGTACTACATTATTTTTTGAAACATCTTGAAATCACCTCCTTAAAAATGGGTACAAAAATACCACCGGCCTTTCGGCTGATGGTATCAAATTACATTTGTTGCAGTATCCACAATTTCTGTTCCTTTTTCGAATACTATTTTTATTTAATAAATTCCACTGTTTTTCCAACAAAATCCCCTTGTGCTTCTATTGCGATATGTCGAGGCAGGTCATACACAGGAACAATATTGTAAATCTTTCCTGCTATCCTGTACTTGGTATAGTTATTCATCGGCAAATCATCACTTAATTCAAGGGCTGCATATTTTCCGATGTTCATTTGATTTATAATCTTCCTCATTCCCATCTGCCTTTCTTGTCATTTCTATTATATCAGAATCAGCCTCTTTTGCAACCGTTTTGCCATCGCTCTTAACATATTTCGCATACCATTCTCTATAGTTCATAGACGCTGGTACAAGATAGGTCTTCCCGGTTACCGAATCTCTTGCCCTTCTCTTCATTCCCTCCAACATCTTTTCGCCTATGATAGCGATTGTTGTCGATCTGCACCATGGGTGCATGGGCGGGCAATTCTTTCCCGGCTGCTGATCTTTCACAAGGAATACTTTTCCGTCCAGTTCCCGGCAGATCTCCGATGTTCGAAGATCCAGTGTCGCAAGATACTGGTACTTATCAATTCCACATTCCTTGTAGGATTCCATTTCGAGCTGGTTGGACAGATAACAGCTTTCTGTTCTGATCAGCCTTCTTGCCTTACTGGATCCACCGGCAATTTTTTTCGTCAGCATTTCTGCTGTCTCTCTTTCTGTTCTGCCTGTGATCAGGTTCACGAGCAGGGCTTCTTTCACTTCCTGGGCAACTGCCCTGGTATTTCTCCAGACTCTCTCGGAGTAATTCATGCCAGACCACTTACTTTTCAATACCTTGTCAACTTGCTTTTGGTCGATATGGGAAAATGAAAATCCGAACCCGGTTCGTTGCTGAACGTCGAAGATTGACTGATTATATGCCTTTTCTGCCAGCTGGATATAATGAGCCGTTGTAATCGCCTGCTCCTGTTTATAGACCTGCTGCATGACAAGATCTATCTGCGTTTGCAGCTCTTGTAACCTCTGTATGCGTGCCTGGTATGCCGGAGCTTCCAATTCTGCAAGCAGATCTGCAATCTCTTGTTTTTGGCTGCTACTCTGCAACCTCTGACGCAGTTCTTCGATAGAAGTGCGATCCCTCAATGTATTCAAAAGCTGTAATGCTTCTTTTTCCGTCAGATGGTGTTTCTCCACATACTTCTTGAAGATATCCTGCATTTCCCTGCTCAGGTACAAGGATGCTTTGGCATAGACTTTGGCTACCTGGTCAGCCGTTTCTTCTGCACTCTGCATATGTTCCCACATCCGCTGTGCTGTCCTTGCCTGCCAGTACTTCTCATTCTTTGTCATTTCCGTTTTCTACATCCTTTTGACCATCCGTATCATCTTCGGGAGAAAATGGCGTATTGGGCTGATTTCCGAACATTTCCTGCTGCCGTTTGACCGCTTCCTGTTCTTCCTCTTCGACTGCTTCCAACTCACTTTCTACATCATCCACGAATGGCACCTGTGAAAGCAGTGTTTTGCGGCTGACTTTTCCCCACAGGTTAGAAACAATTTGTGAGATTTCCAGCAGATTTTTCGGCATCGCACGCGTGAATACCGGTACAATTTCAGCTGTATCAATGTGGATCCCTGAACGTGTATTCAGGAAGTTTGCGAAAATCCTCAGCCTCTTTCTCAGTCCCTTCTTGTAATACCGGGTTTTGATTTTTGTGATATTTTCCATACCAAGCAGTTTAAATTCCATCGCAACACCACTTACATTGCCACCAAAACTTTCATCTGTCATGCACGGAATGTGGGAAAATTTGTGGATATCCTGCTCGATTGCCCTTTTCAGGATCTCTACGCCATTTTCATCGAACGTGCGTGTGAGATATTCTGCCCTTGCGTCCGAAGGAAGCTCCAGAAGCTTTTCCTTTCGCAAGTGCTGCATGGCTTTCTCTCCAATGCTCTGGTCTCCGTCCTGGTCCATTTCCTCATCGGAAAGTAACGTGCCGTACAATGCAAGGATTGCGTCCACGAACTGCTCCTTGTCGGTCACACGGTCGCTCATCAGCACATTGTAAGCATCAATCAGCGGGATCTGTAACTCATAGTCACCCAACGCCAGCTTATTGTTCTGGTATTCGATCAGCGGCACTTCTCCCTTGAAATGTGCCTCTGGCTGCTCGATCAGAGCCTGTGGTTCTTGGATGTCCTGAATGTCCAGCACGTACTTGTAATTCTGTGTCAGTACAGTTGCAACATATGTAATGTTCGTGCGGTCTGTGGAGTCAATTCTGGCATAATAATAGACACCAAAAAGCTCATTCTGCTCTATGGTGTCATCGTATACCAGGAATGTATTCTCAGGTGGCAGATTCTTGATCGTCAGTTCTGTTTCGCCCTGCTTGGTGTATATGTACTCGTACGCCCTGCCATATACAGACAGGTCAAGGCCGTTGTCACCGTCCACTTCATCCGCCCCGGCGTGTTCCAGGGCATCTGTAAGTGCTGCGATATCATCCGGGCTTTTGTAACTGACCGGATTGCCGATGAAATAACTGCTGGCTGTATCTGCGATGTCTTTTGCATGATTGCATACCAGCCTGTTTTCCCGGTCTTCGTCCAGAATCTTATGTCTGCCTTCGTAATAATTTTTCAGACCTTTCAGACGTTCATAACTTCTTCTATGTTTCATGATCAGATGCCTGATTGCCTGCTTGTCCGGATTTGTTTCATCCCACTTATCCGCAGGTATTGTAAAAACATGCATATTTTCTCACCGTCCTCTCTTAATGGAATCCCGCTTTTTGCTTACTCCGGATGATTGCTGTTTGATTATTCAAAATTGTGTATACAAAATAGCGTAATGCATCCATTGCGTGATCATGTTCTTTTACCGGTCTGTCTTCTCCATGTGCTGCTGCCGCTTCATCCCAGATATACGAGCCAAATTCCTGAATGGTATTTACACAGGAATCTGCAAATATGATTGCTTCCTGGTTCAGCTTCGTTCCTACAACACGAATGCCATCTTCTACGTTGTTCTTCGCTTTGACCACTTTGTATCCTCGTTTTCTCAGCTCTGCAATGAATGATGCTGCAGATGGATCCACGATAATTCCCTTGATTTTCGTTTCTTCCAACCAGCTTTCCAGATCGTCTGCATACTCACTGTCTGTTTTCTGCTTCCCCTCTGTTCTGCCGGAATAATAATATTCCCGGATGCAGTACCAGACACCGTCTGTACCCTTGTTCCACAGCAGAAATACCGTTGCATTCTGCGTACCGTAGTCGCACGATACATAGCGGCCTGACGGCAGCAGGCGGTCACAGAACGATAGAATGTTTTTGATATGTTTCGTCTTGTCGAACATATCATAGATGATACCCTCAGCCATGCACCACAATCCAAGAATATACCGCTGATAGAATACGCCGGAATACATTCCCCGGTATCTGATTTTCACTTTTTCTGACAAGCTTAAGTTATCATCCATCGTGAAATGCAGATAGATCAGGTTTTTCTTTTCTTTCTGGTCAATCCAGTTTTGCTTGAACCAGTGATACGGGCCATCCGGATTACAGTTGAACCAGAATTTTGAACCATCCACGGAACATCGTCCGGTCGCCTGGTTGACGAAGGACTCCGGCATTAGTGCAACCTCGTCAAAAAACACGCCGGCCAGGGTAATTCCCTGGATAAGATCCTGTGATCGTTCGTCTTTTCCACCGAATATGTAGAAATAGTTCTCGACGTCACCTTTCGAGATGACAACAAGATTATCTGCTCGGTGATCCGAAACACGATAACCTCTTGATTTCAACATTAATTTCAACCAGAACAAAACGTTTCGTCTGAAAGAACCGATTGTCTTACCGCACATGGCGAAGTTCTGCCCCTGAAAGCTGCTCATTGCCCACAGGACGAACGAAAGTGACATACTGACTGTTTTTCCCGAACGGATTGCTCCGTCCGCTATAATTCCGTCACAGTCCTTTACGGGCGATTCCTCTGTCCACCAGTTAAGAACCTGCCGCTGTTTCCTAGAAAACGGCTGGAAATGGAAATACTGCTTAGTTTTCTTCATCTGCCCAGTCCTCTGCGGCTGTTCCTTTCAGTGCCTCTAAGAATCCATCATCAGCGGCTTCTGTTTCGTCATCTGTCTGGGCTTTCGCCTTGATCAGATCCGTCTGAGCTTTCAGCTGCTCGATTCTCGCTTTCTGCTCTGCTTCATCCAGTTCTGTCCTCTGCCGTTCGTTCCAGCCCTTGAAATTGTTTCTCAGGCTGAACTGTGCACCATTTGCACCATCACGATCAAAAAGACGTTGCTCCGTGTATGCTTCCACCATGCTCTTCGCACGCGTTATCGTGTCAACGAACTCTTTCTTAGCCTGGTAGTTAAGCAATGCCATTCTGCTCGTAAAACCCAGTGCAAGAGCCAATCCTGTCACGGTAGGCGGCCTGCTGTTTATCGTTATCGGATGACCGAATTTGTCCATTACCGGTTCTCCGTTGCCATCTCTCAGTAATTCACCTTCACATTCTTTGAAATATGCGTCGATTTTTTCTTCAATTTCTTCCTTGCATTTATATTTTGGTTGCCGTCCGACCGCCTTCTTTGTAGCCATTATGCCACCTCCTTGTCATTACTTTCGTTTCATTACCCGGTTCATAACTCGGTTTTTCCGTGCTGTTCTTCTGTATGCACTGTTATCTTTCAATCCTATACCAAGCTCATAATCCGGTCTGCTGTCTCTTTCCTTCTGATAAGCTTTTTCGGCTTTTTTATACTCTGCATTTGAAACAGCTTTTGTTGTGGCTCCGTTGGATTCTACTCTTTGCCGGAACTCTTTTGCAGACATATTCAGAGGCGTTGGCTCTGGTGTTCCGCTGATTCCCCTCTGGTAGTAATTCTGACCATCTTTGCTCGTGAAATAATATCTGGTTGTTTCACCGTTATGCGTTACATCAAGCCCAGTTGTTTTCAGTCCGCTGCCAGAACCTCCGCCTAAATTGCTGTTGCTTCCACGTCCGCCCATATATCCTCCTTTTTTGTGCATAAAAAAGAGACCCATTTCTGAGTCTCTTTCAGCAAATATCCGGATTTCAACCGGAGCCTCCTCTATCAAGGCGTACTCACCCTATACGATCATTTGCCTCTTCTATTGTACCATTTGTCTGTTACACTTTCAACCATTCGTTTTTCTTTCGGTGTTAAATTTGCGGCACCTTTCGCCCCGTCATTTTCATTATGCAGATATCCGTGGTGCGTATGAGGTATCATGTTCTTATGTGGATGCATCAAGTCAATCTGCTTACTTCTTTTATTTTCTTCATCATAATACGTAATTGCAGATATGTTATCCCTGTTATCTATTGTCACGTATACTCGCCTATTTGTCATTGTTTCTATTGGAGTTTTTGACGACTTCGAATCATTATACCTGACAAATTTTATATTTCCAGATTCATGTAACGTCGTGTATTCCGTTCCATAGGCTTTTCCTTTAACGCTAACCCCACTAGAACTCCCTCTACCACCCATACCTTTCATTTTCTCCTTTTTCATCATCTCAAGAATATCGTTTTTTGATGTGTTGCTTTTTTCCATTCATTAAGCATTTCGTGATAATTTTTTTCAGCATTTTTTAAACTTTTGCTACTCTTTTCATTCAACTTATAAATTGCAACAACATTTCCATCCCTATAATGTACAACTTCAATTCTCTGTTTGATTGCCGTTGTCGGTCTTGTAACCTGAATCGGATTCCATTGATTATAAAAACGTACAGATAATTTATCAGAACCAGATTCAACGACTGCCTCCTGAAATTCTACGGCATTTCCATTCGTAAAAAAACCTGTTTTCCCTACTTTGGGTGAAAGTTCTGACAAATTATTAAACACCGTATTAGCATTGTTTTTTTTTAGATTTTCTAAAAACTTTGAAACACTCATCTTTCGCCCTAATGCCATTCCATTCGCTGCACCACTGGCAGCACCTCTACCACCCATTACATTTTGCCTCCTTGAATTTCTCCTGAAATGCCCGAATATGTACGATATTTCCCATACATTCTTCTGGTATATTTCCGTAAAAAATAATGGTCTCCGGTTCCAGTCTTCTTACCATCTCCCGATATCCCTGTATGAATAATTCCTTTGCTTTCTTGTTCTTCTGTGTTCCAACACTGGATACAGCTACTGTTCCATTTGTAGGTTCTCCGTCGAAGCACCATTCATAGCTATCCGGTGTGCTCCAGCTTATAGTTGGTATTACATCCACTCCGTTTTCCTGTAAATACGCTCCGATCCAGTGTTTTCGGTAATGGTTGTAGATTTGAATGATTTTCGGAAAATCTGTATACATAGAAAAATCCGGTGTCATTACATATCGGAACTGCTGTAAGATCGGCAGGTATCTGTTTGGCTGGTTCCAGAGACGATTGAACTGGTAGTCATCCAGGAAGAAATGTACGCCTTTCCCTGCCTTTTCCTTACATGTTCTGCAATAGTTGAATCCTATGAATTCACATTTTTCAAACTTTGTAGGTTCTAACAGCGGTATTCCATACTCTCCAACGCCCTCATAGATACGGTGCTGCAAATTCTCGTAACTCTGCATATTTCTTGCCATTCGTCTCACCTGCCTTTTGCTGTACACAAAAAGACACCCAGCATTGCCAGATGTCTTCTTGTGGAAAATGTAGTATTCTTTTTGAGAAAGGATTCTTATA